AACCAGTACAAACTTCGAGCTTTTGACCAGCACATACGTGCGCTGCGTCAACCTGACCCGGGCAGTCAGTCTGTGATTGAAGGAATCATGGATAATGATCATTTTCGAGAGGTCCTTGAGATCGTGTCGAACCGTGTTGCTTCTCTTATTTTGGAGAGAGAGGCTCTCGATTTTACACCTTCTAGAGGTGCTTGCTGGGAAGTGAGCCGTTCTAAGGGCGGCCAGATCCAGGCATTTGTTCCAACTTCGATGTACTTTGACCGTAAGATTAGCTCCGGCGAAATCGTGCGGGATCATGTCAAATGGCATCCTAGTTCTGAGTTGGTTCGAATGGTAGAAGTTCCCTGTTCTTTAAAGGGGAGTTCTATTCAGTATAATGAGGTCATGGAGGTAAGAATGCCATTCATAATGGAGCATGTTGAGTCCACTCTCTTACGGGAGTGGTGGATTCGTGAACATCCTTTATCTTGCGTTATTACTGCTGTGATGGAACCATGTAAAGTTCGAGTCATTTCGAAAGGTCCCGCTCGGGATTATTATCGAGCGATACCTCTTCAGAAGGCACTATGGAAATCACTTGTTGATTTTCCGTGTTTCAGGCTGATAGGTCGTACTATTTGTGCGACTGACCCTCTTGATCTCTTGAATGCTACTGATCCTTTTTGTATTCCGGATGCTGAATGGTGTTCGGTTGACTACAAGGCCGCTACGGATAATCTCTCTATGAGGCTCTCGCAAGAGATACTAAAGAAAGTTTGTTCGAAAGTCGATCCGATTCATTATTTTAATGCTACGCGCGTCTTAGGCCCTCATTCTTTGTTTTATAAGGATGTTGATGATGAGACAGGTCAGAGTTGGTCTTTTTTAGATCCGGCTATGAAGACTTTATCTCCTCTTAACCTAAGACCCCCTTGGTCGCAACATGATGAATTCCAATTGGATTCTCACTATTTTGGTGAGATGACTAACGGTCAGTTAATGGGTTCAAACCTGTCTTTTCCTATACTTTGTTTGGCTAAT